CAAGGCACTGCTTACGTTGCTTGTTGTTAATACCCTATTTGAATCCCCACTGCTGCCTGTACAATCACTCCCAGCAAAACCCTCTCTTTTTAATTCTACTGATGCAGTATCTCCTCCAGATACTTTTTTTAATAAAATGTTATCACTCATCTTACCAGATAATTAATTTTAATTTTTAGTTGAGCTTTAATAGGCTGCATTAATGTTACATCTGGTGTGAGCTTAAATTCTACTTCTTCAGTTTGATTAGGAGCAATTTGTGTTATAGTCTTAGATATCTCAGCATTTTCACCTTCTAGTTCAAGATCTACATTCAGGTAATAGTTGGTATTGTTGTAAACATAGATTTTTCTTTGTGCTGTTTCTCCTGCAATCACTCTCTCGAACTCTATGTTATTTTGAGCCTCTCTCTTTTTCTCTTTGTCCAGGTATATCTTTATTTACTCCATTTAGGTTATCCTCCAATTTCTTTAGTAGTGCTTCTTTTTTGTTTTTGATGTCTAATTCTTTCTCTTTAAGTTTCAGGTCTAAATCTCTATCAGCCAATCTTTCTTTTTCTGCTTTTTGCTCTTGTGTTTCCCTCGCAGAGATATAAACTACGGCTGATCTGCAATTAACATGAGCTGGAGGACAAGGCCCTTCCCATCCGCTTTGTTTATCTTTAAAATTTTCATTTAATCCAACAGTCTGACCATTAAGCCTCATGCAAACTGGGCTAGTTCTATCATCTTTAGTTGCTACCCATCTTTTAACAAAATCCTCATCACTTGATTTAAACGCTTGTAATTTTCCTTGGTTTTCTGCTCTGTTTGTTTCTGTTCTAGCAATCATCTCAGCTCTGTTTTCTCCAACATCAAAAACCTTAGCAACTCTGTTTTTCAAGTTAGTTATTCCTTCACCGGCCATTATGCCTCTTTCTAATTCTGCTCTAATATCATTCTTTATTTCTTCTGTTAGATCCACTATATTGCTAAATGTATAATCTTGTAAATATTGAATTGCTCCTTTGTTTATAACAAAATTTCTCTCTAGTTGTTTTTCTGCATTGTCCCATCCTTTCATGAATGTATGCTTAATTACTGCATCATTAATTGTTTTTAATCCTTCAAATGTAACTATTCTTTTGATAGCCTTAGCGATATCATCTACACTCTTAATCTCACTTAGTTTGTCTTTGCCATACTCTTTTTCTAAAAGTTCTTTAAGCTTTTTCTCATTTTGTTTTATTAAATATACTATGCTTCTCTCTAATCGATCAGAAGTCATTCTCTCAAACTCTCTAAGAATTAAAGGATTTTCTTCTGTTTGCATAGCTTTCTCAGTTGGCCACTTGCCCGTAATCTTTTTATGCAAACTAGCACAAAAAGCCTTAGGATCTTTTTTATCACTATTTTTTCTTACACATTCTGCAAAGTCTGCGTATTCTCCAAATGGTTTTAATTCTATATCTTTTTCTTCTTTCTTTTTTGGTTTTTCAAATGTTCCTTCTTTTTCTGTTTCTTTTTTTGTTCTCTCTTGCTCCTGGACTCCTGGTTTAAATCCAAAAGGAAAAGGTTGCTCTTCTCTAGTTTTTTTTGGTTCTTTGCTTCCCCATTCTACCTCATCCATTCCTTCTTTCTGTCTTACTTCATTAATTGTTACAATCCCAGCATCTAATTGAATTTTGTATAAATTTGCTTTCTTTGTTTCTTCTTCTACATCAAACATTAAGAACTTAAACTTTAATCCATCGTATCCAAACTCACTAATAATTTCTTTATTAATTCTATACTCTTCTAATCGCAGTAATGGATTAATAGCTCTCTTTCTAAAAACATTAGATTGAACTATTTGATTTGCCAGTCCTTTTGCATCCTCGGTATAGCCTAATTCTACTGCAGTAACTCCAAAGCAAGCCCAAACCATCTTGGCCCACCATCTTTGGCCCTCTAATAATTCCATCTCTGAGTTTGTAAATTGTATTCTCTCAAACTTAGGTATTTTTCCAACTACAGGTATATGGTGAAATATTTTTTTCCAATTGCCAGCTGTATCTTTTTTTCTTTGCTGCTCTTTCCACTGATCTTTAAATGCTTGTAATTCTTTAGTGTCAGAATTATCTAAGCCTATAACTCCTTTTGGAATTGAGTTATCATTAAAATATTCTAAGTTGTGTTCTATTGCATAAATTAATGTTTGAATTGTATCGGCTAGAATTTCTACAGGACTCCTTCCATAAATTGAATCTGTACGAGGATGTCTTTCCAACCAAACTATTTCTCTTTTTCCAAAGGGTACAGGCCTAGCTCCTGTTATCCATCCATACTGAAAATATGCAGCCTTTTCTCGTGCATCTGCAGCAGTGATCCATCCCGGCTCCATTAATCTCATCTCTTTTGGCTCATTAACAATATTTGCATCAAAAATAATATCGTCACGATCTGTATACATTCCGTATATATCTGGATTCTTAGTAAAAGTAGCACCATCTCTAGCCACTATTTCTACCATCTCCTCGGCTTGGTTAAATATTTTGTTAATTACTCCCGCATCAATTTCTAGTACATCTCTAATATATTTTCTCCTTACTTCTTCAAAACTTTCTTTATTTGTGTTTGGATTTTCAAAGAATGATTTAACATGTTGGATCTCTTTATCTTTTCCTTCAATTGGATCTCCCTTCTCATCCTCAGCGACAATGTCCCAAGGCACTGCAGAGATCTCGTCAACAATAGCAGTTATACACATATCAACATAAGGTGTGCTTGCTAATCTTCTAACATTCGGTAGATCAACATATCTTGGATATCCAAAAGGAGGTTTATATAAAAATTTAGGAATGTATGCCTTTGGCAATCCATCTCTAGTTCTTTCCATTATTGGATCGATTTGAGGCACAGTTTTTTCTTTGATTAAACCAAACAAATTACTAAAATTTCTTTTCATGAGCATGAAGGCTGCTTACGCAGCCCGGGAAAAGCTAAAGCTAAGATAAAATAATAAGATTTTCTCTGTATTTAAATATTGTTGCTCAATCACCTCTTGGAGAAATAAAATCAAAAGCTAGCTTTTTCTTATCTTCCCATACAAAATAAACTAAAGCATCTGCATAATCTGGGCTTTTTTCTGGATCTACTACTTCTCTTTTGCTTGAACTGCTTAGTTTCCACTTCATTGCTAACAATTGATTTGTTAATTCTTTTTTATCTAGCACTTGGATCATATCCTCATTAAATAATGCTTGTAATCTAAAATAGTTCTCTCCTTTTTTGTTTCTATAATACTCCTCATCTATTGCTTTTTCTCCAAAGTGGCATCCATAGACCATAACATTTTGTAATTGTTTCTCATCAACAACCTCTTTTAACCTGCTGAAAGGTCCAGTGCCTATTCCTATTTGATCAATATAGATCTCTGTTTCTGTGACTCCAATATATTTCTTTTTTAAGATATCTATTATTTTTCCTACGATCTCCATTGGATCTGATTTTGGCTCTGAATAAACTCCAACTAATTGGTACTTTAGATCTTTTTTTACTCCCCAGTATATTACTGTGTGATCAAGCCCCTTGTCTGCTGGATCACAACTAATTATACGCTTATATCTTTTTATTTGCTCTTTGGCTTTCAATATCTCAAATTCTGTGTAATTTGTTGGATCTTTTAATTTCTTTTCTAATTCCTCTAATTCTTCTTCAAAGTTAAAATCTTGCTTTTGAGCTCTCTTGATCTTAGCTAGATTAAAAATAGAGTCCTCTGCTTCTTCTGGAAATTCTGACTCATAAAGCACTGTAAATTCCAAAGGTGTTAATTCTTTTTTTTGGCCATCTATAAATTCTTGAGTAGTTCTTCCATCTTTTAATGCATCCTCCCATCCTACATGAATCTTATGCCACTCTGGATCTTGCCAGTGTTCAAAAGCTTTATTATCTCTATCCCAAGGATTAAACAATTCAACTAAAAGAGCCTTTTCTGGATTATCCCCTAACATTCTTGTAATTTTAGCATTTGCAGAATCTTCTATTAAACAAGCCTCATCTTTTACAACTATGCCTCCTCCACTACCTATTCCAAAACCCATCAATCCAGTAGCAGTTCCGTGCGCTGAAAATATTTTGTACTCACATCCATTACTAAAAGTTAGCCTATTTCTACTCGCCTCTTTCTTAATTCTCTCATATCCTGTTACTTCGAGATCTGCTATTTTTAAAAGAGCGTTGCATTTCAAAACTAGCTCGCTCATGTAATCTCTTAATATTGCTGCTTGCTCTCTTAGTGGCCCTACAAACATTATTTTCTTGTTTTGATGTGATAAAAGATACAATCCAATGCCCCTGCTTACACAGAACGTCTTGCCCCATCTAGTCATTGCACATATAGCAATTTTCTTTAATTTTAATTTTTCCCAGAAAGCTATTTTTTTAATCACTTCTGCTTGTTTGTCTGTAAGTATATCTCTAAAATAATATTCACATAAGTACTTAACATTCCAATCATCCCAAGCTTTCCTTAGAATTTCCCTTGCTTCCATAGTGTTTTTCAAAAAGCTGTCTAGCAAATTCTGCAGAGTCTATTTCTGCCTCTACATTCATTGTAGCCTTATTTTGCTGCATAAAGTTAAATTGACTTATTGTTCTAGGTATTCTTAAATCTAGTTCATGTTGTAGCATTCTAGTTGCTTCACCAGCACTTACATGGAGATCCTTAGATCTCAAAAGCTCTATGTATCTAGCTAGTGTGGCTTTGACAATTTGTACGTGTCTTTCCTTCATTTCTGTGACAGTTTCCTGCAGTTTTGTGTCAACTTTTTTGTCAATTTGTGCCTTAAATGTGTCCCATTTGTACACTTTTCGCCATCTATAGACAGTTCTAGGACTAATTTGTATAGTTTTTGCTACTTTTTCCATGGCCATTCCTTGTGCGTATAAAGCTCTGGCTTCTCTTTCTAGCTTCTCTTTTTGTTCTTTTTTCATAGTTTTATTGCCTTTTTGCCACTAAAGGCTTCCCAGCGTTTAATTATTACCTCCGCATAAATTGGTGATAATTCTATCATTCTGCATCTTCTGGTCATGATTTCGCATGCAATCAATGTGCTACCTGATCCTCCAAAAGGATCACACACTATCTCTCCTGGATCTGATAAAACCTTTATATAAGGAATCAAAATTGGCAGTGGCTTAGTACCAAACACTGTACTCTGGCCACTTGCTTTTTCTGTATCTGAGGTCCATGTAATATGATCACTCACTTTGGCTGTGGCTTTTCGTTTCTTTCTGTTAAAGGAAGATTGGCCTTTTTGCCCATATAATGCTATTTCGTAAGAATCCACTAGCTTTTGGCCTTTTTTCTCAAGAAAGTCTAAATATGCCCCCTCCTGGCCCTCATAGACCCCCTTGTCGTTTGAGTCTCCAAGAATTGCTATATCGTACTTATTAAACAAAAAATGCTCTCTTCCAAAGCCCTGGCATCTATTTGGTAGCCACCAAATCACCATGTTCTTGATCTTCCAGTATTTAGCCATAGATCCCCACAATTCAGGTGTATTCTTCCAGTTCTCAAAAACCAGGATATTTGCCCCTTTTTTGTTTTGGTACTCATTTGCTAGTTTAAGCCACTCATCATACTCTGGGACTCCCCCTTTCTCATCAACTCCAAGATAGTGCCGTTGGCCCCTAAATCCAAATCCTTTTTTTGTTTGCACATATCCTTTAAATCTTCCCTTGCTTAAAACAGGTTTTCCTTCTTTGTCGGTCTTTCCAACACTTAAATAACTCTTATCTTTGAATTTTTTTACTTCCCCTCTTGGCGTAACTACTCTTCGCATTCTTTCTGTGTACGCTAATTTATAGGGCGGATCTGTAAACATAAAATCAAATGTTTCGCTTCCCATCAACTTCTTCCAGTTTTCTAGGATTGTACAATCTCCAACTAGTAATTTATGATCTCTTAGTTGCCATAGATCACCTTTCTTTGTTCTAGTGGCTCCTCTTTCTGCTGTTTTTTGTGTTTCCTTTTCTATATCAAACTCCTCATCTATGCCAAGTTTCAATAGCTCATTTAGCTCTCTTGCTGGAAAACCTGTTAATTCAAGATTAAAATTTTCTAGTTTCAAATCACTTAGCTCTCCTTTAAGTAGATCTGTTTCCCAGTCTGAGTATTCTGTTGATTTGTTGTCCATCAATCTAAATGCTTTTACTTGTTCTTCATTAAGATCATCTGCTCGAATTACTGGTACTTCTGTAATGCCTAACTTATTTGCTGCCTTTAGTCTAGTGTGGCCTGCGATTATCACATTGTTTTTGTCTAAAATTATTGGCACCTTAAATCCAAATTCCTTTATAGACTTCATAACTATCTCTACTGCTTTCTCGTTCTTTCTT